GCCGCCAGTCATGAAAGAGCGCCGTGACGTAGAAATGTCGACAAAGCAGCGCAAGGCGTATGAACAAATGCGCGATCTAATGATCGCAGAAATTGAAGGTGGCGGAGCTGTTACAGCGCCAAGCGCACTGACGCAGACGACGCGCTTGTTGCAGTTTGCTAACTCGTTTGCTGAGTCGCACTTGGTTGACGAATTCACTGGCGAAACCAAGGTGATATTGGCTGCGCCATCGTGCAAGGTCGACGCACTTATGGACGACATCAAGAGTGGTGACTTTGGTGATGACTCAGTAGCTGTCTGCGCAGTATCTCGTCAGCTTATTGAGTTACTCAGCACAGAAATGACAAAGGCCAGCATTCCCCACGGACTAATCACTGGTGCGCAAAACGAAGACGAACGCCAGCAAGCTGTTGATGATTTTCAGTCAGGCAAGATCAAATGGATCTTGTTCACAGCTCAAGCGGGTGGTGTTGGTATTACATTGACCGCCGCCCGTCGCATGGTGATGCTTCAGCGCCCGTGGTCACTTGTTGACTACAAGCAAGCACTAGATCGTGTACACCGTATCGGTAGCGAGATCCATGACTCGATCACAATCATTGACTACGTCACTGATGGCACCATCGAAGAACGCGTAATTGACGTTCTCGACTCAAAGGCTGAAAGCTTCGAGCAAATCGTAAAAGACAAAGAAAAATTGCTTGCAATTATCAAAGGAAAGTAAATAAATGACAGATATCGCAGGAGTCCCTGTTGAGGTGAAAGCCCCTATCAGGATCTCAAACTCAGAAATTCAGACATTCAAAGATTGTCGGCGTAAATGGTGGCTAACGTACTACCGTAGACTACAGCCTATGGTACAAAATCATACTGGTGCACTGGCGCTCGGTTCACGAGTTCACGAAGCATTTGATATGCACTACTCGACAGGAATTAATCTTCTTGAAGCATACGGCACGCTCGTCGAAAAAGACCGTCAGGCAATGATCATGAGTTTCCGCGACACAGTTGATCTTGATAGTGAAGCCGAGCTTGGGCGCATCATGCTTGAAGGATACCAAGACTGGGTAAACGAGAATGGCATTGACGCTGATCTTGAAATGATCTCGACTGAAGAAATCATTTCAATGCCTATGTTTGACGGCGCAGTCGAACTTCAAGGTAAGCTCGACATGCGTGTTCGCCGCAAAGCAGACGGTGTTCGCATGTTTCGTGACTTCAAGACAGTCGGTGGTTCGTTTACAGAGTTCGCGTCGCTTGCACACATGAACGAACAAATTCTTACGTACATGGTTCTTGAGGCACACCAAAACAAAGAAGGCGAACGCTGTGAGGGCGGCATCTTTACTTTGCTCAAAAAAGTAAAGCGTACCGCTAACGCTAAGCCTCCGTTTTACGAACAAATTGAAGTTCGCCACAATACTTTTGCACTACGTTCGTTTTGGAACAGATTGCACGGTACAGTTCGTGACATGCTCAACGTGAGAAAAGCTCTAGACGAAGGTCAAGATCATTTCTCAGTGGCGTACCCGCGTCCCAGCAGGGACTGCAAGTGGAAATGCCAATTCTTCGCTATATGCCCACTGTTCGACGACGGCAGCGCCGCCGAACATGCAATTAGTGAGCTGTATAAGGTCGATGACCCATACAGTTACTACAACAACAACACAGAGATGAAAGGAAGTGACTAACAATGTCAGCAGTACAGCGTTCACTAACTATCATGGTCTATGGCGAGTCAAAGGTTGGTAAATCAACCTTCGCCGTCACAGCACCATATCCACGTCTTATGCTTGACGTTGAGGGCGGACATAGATTCCTCCCTATCAACGTTAAGTATTGGGACCCACTCCGCGAGGAACCGCCAGCAGCTGATGGCACTTGGGACACATGCGTAGTCAACGTTACCGACTACGACACTGTTCTCAAGGCGTATCAGTGGTTGCAGATCGGCAAACACCAATTCAAGTCACTGATCATTGACTCAGTATCTGAGCTTCAAGTAAAGTGCGTTGACAACATTGCAGGTAAGAACCAGATGCAAATGCAGCAATGGGGCGAGCTTCTTCGCCACATGGGAGCGTTACTTCGCGATCTTCGCGACTTGACAATGCACGCAACAAATCCTCTTGAGGCTGTAGTTCTTACAGCAATGGCACGTCAGAGCCCGGATGGTCGCTACCGTCCGTACCTTCAGGGACAGCTTGCAATTCAAGCGCCGTATTTCTATGACATTCTCGGCGCAATTAGCGTTGAAGAATTTCCAAACCCAGACCCAACACAGCCGCCTTACAAGGCACGTCGTATGTACGTTGAGCGTACACCGATGTACGAAGCAGGCGAGCGTGTGCAGGGTCGCCTGGGCAAGATCGTTGAGCAACAACACCTCGGTATCGAGGCAATGCTTGACCAAGTTTTCGGACCACGTCCGGAAAATAAAACCACAACCAAGACAGAAGGAAAGTAAGCCATGAGCACACTAAACTGGGGAGACCTAGTCAAAGAAGCCGGTGATGTAGCGAGTTATGACCCGCTCCCAGACGGTGACTACGAGCTGCAAATCATTGAAGCAGTAGCAAAGACCACGCAAAACGGTAAGACAATGTTCGCCGTAAAAGCGCAAGTTACAGTCGGTGCGCACGCAAAGCGCCTCGTATGGGACAACCTCGTTGTGTCAACTGATAACCCAACAGCACTTGGAATCTTCTTCCGCAAGATGAATTCTCTTGGTCTTGGCCAGGAATACTTTGCAACAAATCCATCCAACGCACAAATTGAGCAGACACTTCGCGGTCGTAATTTCCGCGCACAGGTTGGCTCACGCGTATGGCAGGGTCAAAAGAAGAATGAGATCAAGGCGTACTACTCGGCTGGCGCATCTGCTGCCACAGCAGCACCTGCTCCAGTGGCAGCACCCGCTCCGGCGCCTGCACCCGCTCCTGCACCTGCACCTGCACCTGCTCCAGTGGCAGCACCTGCACCTGCAGCAACAGACACGCCACCTGCAGCGCCGTTCTAATCGGCGAACCACCACACTGACGCTTCAGCGGAGGGCCTCTGTTTAGGAAACTAAACACGCCCTCCGCGTTGCTCCTGTGGTATCATTCATAACACGCACGACGCATAGGAGATTGACGCGAATGAAAGTCGCTATTTTAGAGCCGGAGCCGGGAGTAAAGGGCCCAACAGCATGGGCGTTTCGGCTTAAGCATGGATTTATCGGACTAGGTCATGAATGTGACGTAGTTTCGTATACAAAAAGTGGAAAATCACGTAAGGCTTGGGGAACACCACAGCCTGGCGCTCGCTGGTGGAGCGAGGCCCCCAACGTAGTTGTAAAAACTGAAAACATTGTAGAAGTACTCGATTCATATGACATGATCGTTCTTCCAGAAATTAAGATTCCGCAGCACGACAAGATTGCATTAAAAGCCGGAGAAGGTGTTCTCCCAGAGTATGTTGACGCGCTGCGCAGAACAAAGACGCCTTGGACTACAGCTCTTCATGGTTCTTTTTACCCAGGTAAAGATATTCCATTTGTTCCGCAACTGCTCGAGTCGCCGTCACGAGGAACGACCTTAGTGACAATGAGTGAAGACTCGGCAAACGATAGCAACGATCTTTTCAAGTCAATGAACTGGCTAAAAGGTCCAATGCCATTTATTCCACGATTCGGCATTGATGATCCGATCACTGACAACTGGACTGTCGGAACTTCTGGTCGATTTATTTATAACAAAGGCCAACCGCTTATCGCGCTCGCCGGCACTAGACTGCCAGAGCACGTCACAGTCGAAGTGTGGGGCTCATGCTCTGTTGGCCTAGGACCATCACCTACATTTATTGTTTATGAGATTCTAAAAGATCATTTTGGCGCTCAAGTTGCACGTCACGCCACAAACATCAATCTTTCTAAAGGTACTGATGGAAACATCATTACGCCGTACCCGTGGGACGCACGAGTTGAGGGACACGCGCTAATTAGATACTTAGGCAACTACGTTGACTCAGCAGCTATCGCACAACGGTTTCGTGTTCATATGAACCTAACCGCCTACAACTTTGCGCGAGGGCTTGTTGAGTATTCAACGCTAGAAGCTGCTGATGCGGGGGCGCTTTGTATTGTCCCTGAGCATTTATCAGATCCACAATTCAGAATGCATGTTCTTGATTGGTACAAAGGCTGCCCAACGCAGGGACGTCTAGTGCAACCAGAAGGCCTTGAGCTGATGCAAAGAGTCGCTGACGCGTTTACAACGTGCCTTGAAGTATCAGACAAAGACCGTATGGAAATAGCTCAACACAACAGAGCGGTGCTGCGTACAAGAAATGATCCACGAAAGACCGCACAGGTAATGATTGAAAGTGCGTTCTCGTGAAAGGTCTTTCAGGCGCAGTCATCACTAATAAGCGCGATGGCACAGTTACGAAAACAGGCGGCCTTGTTGATCGAACGATCGAGCAAGGCGAGTGGATACTTCGCCATGGCGGCGATGCATTCCCTAAAAATGTAAAAATCTTAGAAGACGGCTACAGCATGGAGAGACTTGACTTTATTGAGTACTTCGATGTTGGCAGTGATTTTTCGATTGACACACTTCGCCAAAGTGTGTGGTCTCAGCCCGCAGTAGTGCCGCCGACTCGTGAGACTGTGCGTCTTCTTCAAGAAAAAATGATGCACACTTTTGACAAGCACCTTGCAAGCACACTTGGGCAAAGCGAAAAGGTCGCAATTTTAGAAGATGCAACACACGCAGGAAACGGAGCATACAGGCTTAGACACTGCCTGACGCACGGTGATCCAACTGCAGAAAATATTATGGTTCGCCCAGGATATGGAAAAGTATTCATTGACCCGATTCGTGCCACTGAGGTTGTCCCTGATTCGCCAGCAGTTGATGTCGGAAAGGTACTTCAAAGCGCGTATGGCTGGGAAGATGCTAAGTACGGAACTGGCATTATGGCGTACAAGCCAAGTGACATTAAGCAAGTGCTAAACGATGATGAACTGTTTGCTGTGGGAGAGTCGTGGGCGGTTGTGCATGTAATGCGTGCAGTTCCTTACATAGGCAGAATCATGCCTGACTCGATGGACAAAGTTGTCACCGTACTAAAAAAAGCGATTGCGAGAGAAATCTGATGAGCATATGGTGTTCTGATATTGATGGTGTTCTTATTGACTCAAAGGCGCTTGTCCGCGAGTCGTACAAAGCTGTGGGAATTGACATGCCAATCGAAGCCTGGGGCCATCCGTGGCAGACGTGGCTTCCAGCGGTGGTCGGTTCACTTGAATTAGCTAAACAAATACACAACCAAAAGACAGACGCGTACATTGATGTTCTTTCGTCTGGCATAGTGAGTGAGATCGTTCTTCCGTTTGCTCAAATTGCACGAGCGTTGGAAAGAGATCCAGTGACTAGTGTTTACTACGTAACAGGTGCGACCAAGCGTGCTGCCATCACAATTTTACGAGAGCTCGGACTTGATTCGCGTAACTTGATTGCATCAAGTGCGACTACAGCCGATCGTGAGCAATTACTAAAGAATCTTGCACCGTCAGGCGTTTACATTGACGATCGAATTGAAGGCCAGGCACCTGCACATGCTGCTGGTTGGAGTTTTATTTGGGCAAAACAGGATTGGTCATGGAATCAATAATTCTTGCTGCTGGCAGAGGCCAGCGAATGGAAGGGTTTGCTAAACCGTTCTTTAAGCCGTTGCTTGAAGTAAATGGTCTTCCACTCATTACTTATGCTGCTGAATATGCTTCCGCCGCTGGAGCTACCAGGGCTACTGTTGTTGCTTCTGAAAGTAATGCAGACGATATTAAGAAATCGCTAAAAATGTATGCGTCATGGGTAGACGTAGTTATCCAGAGTGAACCTCGCGGCCCAGGTGATGCTACACTAATTGGTCTAGGCAATACAGACTGTAAGTCAGTAATGCTGCTCATGAGTGACAACTTGATGAACGCAGATGCTGTTTCACAAATGGCCATGACTGCGATGATCAACGACGCTGATGCTGTTGGTGTAGCGCGAGTGCCGTTGGAGAGAGCCGATAGATTTACACGAGTTCGTGAGTGGGAAGACGGAACTTGCACATACGTCGAAGGAGTGCCCGTTTCTGCAGAAGATGAGACAACTGTCGGCAATGCAATAGTTTGGTGTGGGCCACTTATATTTGAGCGTGTTACAGCTATTGACGTCCTAAATAACGTGCAAGCTAGTGTCAATGTCAACAGTGGTGAGTTTAAGATTGGGCCATACTTAAATAAAATAATGCGGCTAAACACACTGGTCGCAGATGTTGGCGCAATGGATGTTGGCATTCCTGCCGCATACATAGAACAAATAAAGAAAAACAATGACTAAAGTACTTATAACTGGAATGACTGCATCGCAGTCTTCGTCAGTCTACAGCGAGCGATCTGCTACGTTTGTTGGATCAATAGCTCGCGCACTACGCGAAAGAGGAGTTACTGTCGATTGGCAAGTTCCAAACATGGACAATCGAGAGATTATGGCGTATGACAAAGTTCTTGTGGGGATTGCTCCAGTTTTAAGTCTTGCTGCCAATAGATCGTTTAGTGCTCTTGCGCTGGTTGAGGCACTTTGGGACAGCGACAAACTCACGACGTTTATCGATGCACCTGAGCCTGGAAAAATACACGCGAGCCTACGCTCTGTAAATAAAGCGCCTGAATCTCTTACTAAGTCGCTCTACTCTAGGCGCGCAGGATACTCGGCAATCGCTACCGACAAGGCGCACGCAAGCAAGATCGCAAGAATAGTTGAAACATTGACGCATGAAAGTTGGAGAAAGACGCTAGTTCCTGTTCTTCCGTGGAGCATTGTTGACAAGTCTTTGGCAAGTCTTCCGCAAAATGTTTCTAACTCATGCGTAGGAATAAACATTGACAGTTTTATCGTAGACAAGTTACACGAAGATAGCACAACTCGCTACAACCAGTGGGTTGTAGAAAACGAAAACACCAAGTGGATTAAGAATGCAACTAAGGTACTTGTGTACCCGAGCACTCCGGCAAAGACGAAACGCGCCCAAGGTGACGCTGCAGTTCTAGAAAACATGTCTTCTTCTGCTGGAGTTCTTATTGGTCCGCACGACGATAAAGTTCTGTGGTGGTCCAGTCGATTTGCACAGGCATTGAATACTCGTACGCCGGTAGCGACAGAGTGGCGTGACAGCCAAGCTATTGGAGACGCCTGGTCGCACCTAGCTTCTGGCATTGAAGAAATGAATTTAGAAGACAGGTACGAGCTTTCAACTGCGCAGCGATCTCAGTATATTGAAAGCATTCCAAACAAACAACAAGTAACTGACACTCTACTCAAGGAATTAGAAATTAAATGAAAGTACTATTCAATCGTTGGCTTGAAAAGACAAAACAACTTCAAGTCGACGTATACGGAGCAGACTACACAACGTTTCACAGCGATGGGCCAGATGATCTCAATGAATTGATTGAGTACATCAGGTGGAACATGCTCGCCATTGACGATGAACTTGCTGAGGTTCGTCAAGCTATTTCATGGAAGCCTTGGCAACACGATGAGCCATATGCCGATCGCAAAGAAATCGTTAAAGAATGCGTAGACGTGCTTCACTTTGTCGCGAACATTCTCTGTGCTGCCGGAGCTACGGACGAAGAGCTTGATGAAGAGTACCTCAAGAAAATGCAAAAGAACGCTGATCGCCAAAAGAATGGCTATAAAGTCCTAGATCCAGGCATGAAATGCACTCGGTGTGTACGCGCTCTTGATGACTATGATGTGGACTCGTGCCAAGACTCTCTGTGCCCCTCTAAGGGCGCGTAATGAGCCTATGGATTTCCGTACATGTCCGCAACGTGCTGCCAGGAGACATCGTTAGAGTGCGAGAGAACGCATATAGCGGCAACACTGGCGCAATGCACAATGGACGTATATGTGAAGTACTACTTGTCCGTGGCGGTGACGTAGTTGTCAAATCAGTCGACGGAAAACACCCTGTACTAGAAAAGACATACCACTCTCCAGCAGTTTTAGAGAAAGAAGTACTTGATGAGATTGTCAATTGAAATAAGTGTGACGGGATCTACATTAGACGAGATTATGTCTAGTGCAGTTGCTGAATGGAACAAGCTGTCTCAGTCTGATTCACAAGTTCTTCCATCTGGGTCAGAAATTGATGTAGTCCCAAACGACGGTGCTACGCGCCCAGGACTGTACACGGCTCGTGTCTTTATTAGGACGAAAGTAGAAGATAATGTCTGACAAAGAAAAATTGCCACGCCAGCAAATGCTTGAAGAAGCCTCTGGCATTATTTCGGGTCAGCGCGACGTGCAGTATGGCAAGCCAGAAGATAACTTCGGGCGAATTGCTAAGATTTGGTCTGTGATTCTTGGAATAGACATTTCAACAGAAGACGTAGCTATGCTAATGGTAGGTCTTAAAGTTGCGCGCTATGCAAACAAGTCTGGATTCCAAGGAGACACTTGGGTCGACATCGCCGGGTACGCAGCATGCGGATACGAAGTTGGAATTAAAGATACGCGGCAATAAAACCACCGTGATACTGTAGATCTTCGCGACAGCGGAGAGGAACGTACATGTCTCAACCTACTTTTGTAGATTGCAATGGTCTTGCTGGATTTATGAGCTACGGCTTTGTGAAGTCTGGTATGAAAATGCTAGATCGCACAGGGACACTTGACTTTGGAAATCGAGTAGCTGAAGCTAATCGCCATCTTCTTGGCAAAGACTGGACTGCGTTCTTTTCAGATGATGTGTCAGAGTGGCCAGTGCACAATGCTGACGTCGTCCTTGGTTGTCCTCCTTGTTCTGGTTGGTCTGTCTGGTCTATCGGAAGCCGTGGTCCAGATGCTGCGGTGCATGAGCATACGCGTGCATTTATGCGCTACGCAGCTGCTGTAAAGCCAAAAATTATTGTGTTTGAGTGCGTGCAACAGGCATTCACGCAGGGGCGAGCCGTTATGGCCAAGTACCGCGACATGGTTGAAGAGCTGTCAGGTAAAGAGTATGACCTATACCACGTAAAGATGAACAACCTCCAAGTTGGTGGATTTTCATATCGTGCTCGGTATTTTTGGGTGGCGGCTGAGCGTGGACTACCGTTTGGTGCGTACGCCCAGGCTCCTGCTGAGTTGCCAAAAGTAAGAGACATTATTGGCGACCTTGCACCTCTTGAGTTGATGTGGGAGTCACAAAACTACATTGGTCAGCCGTCTAAGTATGTCGAAAAGCTGCGATCAGAAACTGGAAAAGTAAGCGGCCACCAAAACAAGAACAATCCAGACACTCAACGCATTTCAGAAATTTTTGATATTCTTGGTAAT